CCTACAGCAAACCCTCTCAGAGGTATACCAGAGAAACATATATAACATCATAGAATCATCCACAAGATATAGCATATAAGGAGCTACTCATAGCAAACGAACAAGCAATACAAACACAAATAATAAAATACATGACTTCTATCGGAGCTTACTACATAAACGGATCATTTACCAGAGCCGGCACACCCGACCTAATTTTCTGTTTAAAGGGTAAATTCATAGCTATAGAAGTAAAAGACCCCTTAACAGGACGGGTAGCCCCTCTACAACTAGCACATATAGACCTTATACATAAATCAGGTGGTATGGCTTTTGTAGCTTGTAGCACTGATGAGGTAATAACTTATCTTACTAGTTACGGGATCTTACCAAACTCTGACTATGATGTTTAGTCAGTATTTATTGTTAGTCAGTCAATGACTGGCTACCTATTCATACATAAGGACATTATATGACACCTCTACCACACCAAATAACCAAAGCAGCTGAGCTAGTAACTATAACTAAGCGATTTGGGTATTCTTTACTATTCGGCCTACCAAGGTCAGGTAAGTCCTTAACCGCCTTATTAGCTATAGAATCTTTTAAAGCATCTCGTATTTTAATTCTTTGCCCTAAAGCAGCTATAGCAGGATGGACTAAATTTATAGACGACACGGAACTTAAGTCTTACTTAACTAAACAATACACAGTAACTAATTATGAAGCTATAGGCTCTTGGAAAACACGTACCACAAGCAAATCAGGTAAGGAGATTAAACCTATTAAGGAGTTTCACCCTAAGCTAAACACGGACGACTACGATTTAGTTATCTTAGATGAATCCCATAGAATAGGAGGAGTCGGTAAACCGTCTCAACGGTACAAATCACTACAAATTATGTTAACTGATAAACCTCGTATGTATTTGTCTGGAACACCTTTTATAGAGAAGAATGCTTTATCAGCTTATTACATGTTCACTTTTCCTAAGTACACCCCTTTCCAACATAAATCATTTTATTGTTTTTTTAGGCAATGGGGCATCAAATCTACTATGTTCTTACATGGTAAGGAAGTTAATCAGTACAAATTCGCCAAACCAGAGCTACTTAAATACATAGCTAACTTCACTGTAGCAATGGACCAAACGGACGCTGGTATATCTAAACTTCACCAAGTAACTGACGAAATACACCAAGTACCCCTATCTAGCCCCACACTTCAACTAATAGCTAAATTACAATCTGATTTAGTTATCACAGTAGATGATCACACATTCTTAGCAGACACTAAACTTAAGCTAAACTCAGCAGTTCATCAAATAGAAGGCGGAACTCTTAAAGTGGACGCCACCTATCTTGTACTAGACAACACAGAACGTATAGATTATATAAAACAAGTATGGGGTGATACTAAAGATATGGCTATTATGTGTCATTACAAAGCAGAAGCAACTAAGTTAGAAGCACACTTTACTAACGCAACTATCTACTCTTCTATCAGACACGCAGAAGGGGTTGATTTATCGCACCACAAACACCTTATTATCTACTCTCTACTAGAGTCTGGAAATAAGTACACACAGCTACGTGAGCGTACAGTAAACCTAGCTAAACAACAATCATCTATTGCGCATTTTTTAATCACACCAGGAATGCGTTCACAACATATCTATGAAACTGTGGCAAATAAACTATTATTTAATACAGAATCTTACAACATAACAAAGGAGTAACATGAACATCGAACACAGACTAAATAAAATAGATGAGAAGTTAGATTACATCTATACTGCTCTCAAATCAGCAGAAGATAAACGTAATCAAGTTTCAGAGGAAGAAGAAGCAGAATTAACTGAGTTTAAGTCTTATTTAACAGACAATAATATTGACCCTTCTATAATTAGAAAAGGCAATAATTTCCATATCTCACTATTCGAGTTTTACAAGCAAACAGGCAATCTATCTCCTAAACAACTATCAGCATTAAGCCCTAAACCTCTTAAGCAAGCAGAACTAAAACCAGACCCATCTAACATCGAAGTCCCCTACACCTACGACGAAGATGAAATACCTTTCTAAAGAAACTTTTACAGGACTTAGGTCTAAACCCCAATCACATTTTTAAGGATAAACATGTCAAATAACCCCCTATCTTACACTTACTGCCCTTCAGGCGACGAACACTTACCTCAGCATAATGGAGAAAAGTTTAGAATATCTGCATCTGGTATAGCTAACTTCATAGACTACACATCTAGTTGGTATGCAGAGCATCTACTAGGAGCAGACGGTTTTACAGGAAACGTAGCATCTGTATCAGGAACAGTAGTACATTACTTAGCAGAGAAACACTCTACTACAGGAATACAACCACACCATACACAATTCGCACACGAGTATGTAGAAGAGGAGTCACTAAATAACCCAGAAGTGACTAAGGACTCTGTATTAGCTAAAGTTAAGCCTATGTGGGCAGTTCTTAAGCAGTACTTATCAGCCAATCCTTCTTCATTAAGTGAACCTTATATAGAATCGCCTACACAGCATAACTATATAGTAGCCGGTGGATCTATAGATTCTATAATAGACCTTACTGATCCGACAGCTAAATACACTTCTTTGGACCAACTACCTCGTGGCCATGAGTATAAGTTGGTAGACTACAAAACTACTTCAGCTAAACAAGCACCGAAGTCATTTTCAAAGAGGTATAACTGGCAGTTACTAGTATACGCTAATGCCTTAAAAGAAATAGGAATCAATGTAACACAAATAGAACTTATCTTCATACTTCAAGAGCACATAGGGGAAATAAGCCCTAAAACAGGTAAACAACTTAAGTCATATCCTGCACAAGTAGTGCCTATCACTAAACCAGTACTATCAGAAGATATACTATTTATTAAATCACTTATATCACTTATATCAGATTCAGTACATAGGTTTGTTACTACACCTACAGATAGGTTTCTTTTAGCACAGGATAACAGACTTAAACTAGATACTACACCGATACATTTTCCTGCTATGGATCAAACAGATGACGAGGTTATCTAAACCAACACGTACTAGAAATTCCTTCACTGAATCAGGTCTAACTATAGTAACCCAACACGATTATAGTATTACAATCAACTACACCCAATAAGGACACCTATGTACATATTTAAGCAAACAACAACTCCTATAGTCTATGTATATGACCACTTAGGAACTAGTCAGAAAATAATCACCTCAGCTTTAGCAGCATATAGAGCTAGGTGGGGAACTTCTATAGCATCTAATATAATAGTTATTACTAATCCAGCAGAAGCTACATTACCTATACCTATTATATTAGCAGAGTACCGTATGACAGAATTCAACCCTTCTCACTTAGGAGGTTTTATTCTAGTACAAACTCTAGGACAACTTACACATTACGAACTACGGCAAGCTGTTATAGACCCAAAGGTAGAATCAACTACCGACATAGCAGTTGGTATGGAGTGGTTAAACAACTTGGATCCTACTAAACCAGTAGCACTTGACTTTGAAACAGCTCCTAAACTAACTAAGAGCCAGAAAGACCAACTTACTGTACCAACACGTGCTAACCTACTTGCACTAAATGCAACAGGGTTGTCACATCCTTCATTGACGTATATAACACATTTATCTATAGCTCAATCTGAGGAGTTTTCACAAGTAATAGTCCTAGACACGGATGAAGCCCGTACTACAGTTCTAAACTGGATAGCTTCTACAACACTTAAGCAAGTTTGGCATAACGCATTATTTGATTTATACCACGTATATTATCACACAAACAAATTCCCCCTAGATGTTGAGGACACCCAGCTTATGTGGGCTACTATACTAAATCATGTTATTGAGGATAACCGTAGAGTTTCACTTAAACACCTAGCGTCAGCAGTATACAAAGACTGGGCCATATCATCAACTAAATTTGAATTAGACTATATGTATGACTCAGATGTTATCAAGTACGCAGGTATAGATAGCCAAGCTACCTTATATTTATATAATGAAGCCTTATCACATGAAGATTTCCAATTAACTACTAAACCAGATTTAATAACAGACGTATTCCCTATGAAAGCTCCAAAGGACTTCAATCCAGGCCGTAGATATTTCTACGAATCTGTGGTAAAACCTCTTATGGAACACGTAACAGAAATGCGTGCAGTAGGAATGCCTCTAAACATGGATAAAGTTAACTCGTTACGGGATAAATTGGACCTAGTTATATCAACTGCAAAGGAAGAGTTAAAATCTAACCCTATAATAGTAGAGTATACAACTAAGAAGTACTTGTCATCTAAAAACACTTACTTGCAGAGCCAAGAAGCGAAATACAAAGTGAAAGAGCACTTCCTTAAGCAGTATAAATTCTCGGTTGAGCATAACTCATACGTAACCGTAGCAATTTTAACAAAATATAACTTACCAATAGCGACACAGGACCAATTACCAAATGGTAAACCTAAGTACACAGTAGCATCGATAAAAAAGATACCAGAACTATTAGAATTACCAGAGCTAACTGCCCTACTAAGTAAAACTCTTAGTCCCGATAATTCTGTAGTTAAATCCGCTATGTATTCTATAGCACAAGATAAGGCAAATATCTATAACCAAAAGATACTGGACACAACTGATGTTAATTCGGTAGATGTACCAGAATTTAACCCAGGAAGTCCTGTACAACTTAGAGAAGTATTTGAACAATTAGAAATACCGCCAGTAGCGTTCTCCAAAGACACAGGAGCACCTAGTTGGGGTCGTGGCCAACTTAATGAAATTAAACACTCTCTTACAGGAGATGCCTTAGCTTTAGTAACATCTCTACTTAATTTATCAGACGTGAAAACAACTCGAACTAACTTTGTAGAAAACTTCGTCACTTATAACATAGACGGGGTTATGTACATAAACTACAAGTTATGGGGTACACTTAGTTTCAGACCATCAGGAGGGGGAGGAAAAGGGTCTAAATCAGGATTTATAAACCCTCTTAACCAACCTGCTACAGGGTCACCTCAAGCAAAGATTGTAAAAGAATGTATAGCTGCTCCAGAGGGACGTATAATTATAGGGTGTGATCTAAGCTCATTAGAGGATAGAGTAATAGCAAATATAGCTAACTCTAAAGCAAAAAAAGACTTAATACTCGATGGTTATGACGGGCATTTATACCATGCCACTATTTACTACAGAGACGAATTTCTTAAAGCTCTTAACATGCCAGATGACACCGAGCACATACCGTTGGTACTAGAGGCAATGAAATACAAAGATAGACCAGACATAGACGACTTACGGCAAACCTCTAAAGCAGTCACGTTTAAGTTATCTTATCTAGGATTCCCAGATGCACATAAGGGCGGGGCAATTACTCAAGAAATATTCGACTTATACCATACTAAGTTATACCCAGAGATAACTAGCTATAGAGAAGATTACGTAATACCTACAACCAAAAAGAATAAGGAAATACATCTTTTATTAGGAGCGTCACTTCGTACAGACAACCCAGATAAAGACATTAGGTCCTTATTTAACGCAACTATACAATCATTTTCTCTTATTACCTTAGTAACATTAGCACAATTTCGTATAGCGGTTAAGCAATCAGGGTATGATATACAAGTACGCCCATTCAACTCTGTATATGATTCTATATACATAGATTGTCCTAATGACCCTGAAATTATAAAATGGGTAAATGATACCTTAATACCGTTGTTCACCCAACAGTACCTTGAGGAGGAAGGAATACCTAATGCAGCACAATGCGAATTAGGATTTGACCTTGCTAATATTATAAAAATACCAAACAACGCATCTATCGAAGAAATAGAACAAACAATATCTAAACTAAAGGAATAATATGGAACAGATAAAAACACCTGAACAGCTGGAAACTACCGTAGTAGAGGCGTCAGGACTAAACCCTTACAGGGAACACACAACTGCTATTATACTACTAGAGCATTTAAATAACATAGTACAATGTTCTACAGAAACTATATCAGACGGCGAAGTAATTGATTCTATAGCTTCTATACTGAACACTGTATTGGAGGCCTCATGAAACCACAAACTTTCGAACAACGTACTAAAGATATACAAGACCGTATAGCTGAGTACGAGCAGGACCTTGGACCTATTGTCCAAGTAGACTCTACATTTAACACAGCCAGACTACCTCATACTATTGAACAAGCAATCCAGTTCGTTGTATCCCAAGCCCCGTCATTCGCAAATATAGCAGCTTTATCAGCAGTTAATTTTACTTACGGGCATCTATGCGGACAAACTAGAGCAGTAATCGATGACCCTATGTACTCATCTTCTCCTATAGGTGCAAATGTATACAGTATAAATATAAATGGTTCTGGTCAAGGTAAATCATCTACGGCTAGAGCTCTAACAGACGCGTTAGCACCAGCCTTTTCTATGATGGAACAAGAACGTATGAAAGTACAAGTAGACATAGCATCTAAGATAGCTCTTAAAGAACTAGAGAAAGACAATCCAAATATAACTCTTGAACAAATAGGCCCACAACATTACGAGCAGTATCTACAACCTCTGCCAAAAAACAGAGGGTCTGTTGAATCGTCTAAAGCAGGATTAATGAATACCGCTTTCCAACTAAGTCAGGAGGAATTCGGCAGTCTTGCAGTAAACTCAGATGAATTAGGTCAATCACTAAAGAACTCAGGACACATCAACGATACTCTTGGATTCCTTACAGAATGTTACGATACTGGAGCAGTCGATGGTGCTCTATATAGAGGAGAGGACTCTCAGCAACGAGACATCTCTGGGTTGTATGTTAACTTCTTAGCACACACAAGCCCAAAGATCATCTTCTCTGACCCAAGAACAACAGAACAACTATCTACTATTTTTCACACGGCCTTCGCAAGACGTACCTTTTTCACATTTCCAAGTCTTGACGAATCAGTAGAGAATAACCATATCCCTAAAACAAATGCAGAAGGAAGAGAACTTAGGGCTAACATGAGGTCCAAAGGAGCTCACCTTAGAGAGGCAATATCCACTAAAGCAACTGAGTCTATACTACACCTCTTAGCAGACCCACTTAACCGTAGACTTCAATTCTCAGAAGAGGCAGCAGACTTGTATGACGACTACTTTCAATACTGTAGATACAGAGCAGAACTTATGGAAGACTCTTCTATACAGCAAATAGAGATGTTCGGACGGGCGTTTAAGTTAGGTAAATTAGCAGCTATATGGACTATGGTGGAAAACTTACCTGATATCACTACTGACATAGTCAAATCAGTGATATATTACGCAGAGTATAATTCTAAGTACCTTGACAAATTTGTTAAGCTAACTACAAACAAACCGTTTAAGTTACTAGCAGAGTTATTCAAAGAAGGAAAAACTCCTTACATAACATTAGACCAAGCATTAACTAATGGGTATATAAACAGAGTGACTACTGAATTCAAGGAACTGCTTGATCCACTAAACTCTACTTTACGTAACGATGGTACTGTCATATACAATCAGGATACACGTACATTTATATACACCGCATTTAAGAAAGTGGAGCCTGTACAAAAACAAGCTAAAACGCTACCTGTGTTAGGGCAGTCTGTAGAACCTCAATCAGTAACTAAACCAACATTAACAGCCTTCTCTGCGTCATACACTAAATGTCAAGACGTAGTTAAAGATGCTAGACAGTACTTGTTAGGTAGTTTCGATTTATTCAGGGATACCTTGTCATTCAATGCATTAAAGAAACTAGTGTCAACTGATACTATTTATTCACCATTCTACTTTAAACCAGGTACTAACACAAAGGGAGAACCTGTAGAACACAAAAGAGGAAAGGACTTTGTAGATTCACACACTAAGTATATAGTACTTGATGTAGATGACTCACCAGTACCTATAGAAACAATCCATGATTACCTCATAGGATATCCTCACATTATAGCTACTACATCCGACTCCTCTAACCTACACAAATTCAGGATAATATTACCTATAAACGTTGAATTAGATGGAACAGACGCTCTTAAGTATAAATTCGTCACACAGAAAATAGCGGCAGACCTACTACTTACTTGTGACAAAGTATCATTCGTCACAGCTACACCTTACTACGGATACCAAGACGCACTAGTTTATTCTAGTGACTTAGGATCTTTATACGATATAACAGAACACCTTACAGCATACGCCAGAGGTGAGGAAGAGATTAAAGCTAAAATTAAGAAACCTACTAAGTTTAAAACAGAACAAGGTAGATCTAACCATGTAAATAAACTACTAGACAATATTTTAACCGAACTTTCTTTCGCAACAAACCCTCCTGGAGGACAAGGCTCATTCGCACTAGCAGGAGCCTCTCTTAGGATGATAGACGAAGGGTTTAATAAAGAGGAATATGAATTAGCAATTAACTTCATACACGATCAGTGGGACAGCCCGATGGATAAAACTAGATTTCAAACTACTATAGTAAATCAATTTTTACCTAGAATGCAGTAACCAACCAAACTCCTACAGCAGGTATCTACTGTATATCATAGATGGTAGATCTGGGACCTAAATCCCTACAAATTATTAATTAACAATTTAGTATATTAGCATATACATCAAATAACTAAATAAGGAACAACATGACATTAAAAGACTTAGACTTAACAACCAGAAGAAAGCTTACTAGAGCATACCCAGTTTTAATAAGCTCATTCCCTAATATGGGGAAATCATCAGCAGCAGAGTTCTTATCAGAAGAAGATAAGAAAAGAACTATAATAATAGATGTCGAGAACAAAGGACTACCTAACGACGGAGATTACGAATATAGGACTGTTGTAAGGATAAAACCTGAAGGGCAAGTACACCCAACCCAAGCCCATCTGTATGTAGACTACGACAACGTTAAGTATAAAACACTTACAGAATTACAGAATTACTTGAGAAAAGCACTAGCTCATCCCGCAGTAGACAGGGTAATAATAGACTCATTTACTGCACTAGTAGATCAACTAGAGGTACACTTTGTAACAGTGAATAATGGCTACGCCGTATGGGTGAACTATAGTAAAGAACTTACTAACTGGTTTTCATTACTTAAATCAGAAGCAAGATTCAATGGTAAGTTTATCTACGTGCTAGGCCATTATAGACCTGCAAAAGACTCTAAAGATACTGATGTGGAAAAATTCACATTAGTAAAAGGGACTATGCATTATAAAATGGTAGAATCAAATTTTAACACAGTACTAACTGTAGGAGACCATAAATTCATAGCAGATAATGACAATGAATATGACTCGACAAGAATTCATAAAGACCTTAGTCCTTACGAATCTGAACTAAACTCACTGGCTGAGCTTGAAGAAGCTTTAACAAACCCATCAAACCCAAAGGAATAACCACATGTTATCAGAACTATTAAACGAAAAATCAGCAGAAGAATTAGGAGCATTAGGTAAAGTATCTAACGCAATAAAAGCACCAGGAGCTCACAAAGTTAAAATTACGGAATTCTATGAAACTAATGCAGACGCATGGAACTCTATGACTATCGTATTTACTACTAAAGACGGTGAAACACAAAAACACTCAGAATTCTTCAGTACACCTAAAACAGAATCAGAAGAAGATGTTAATAAAGCTAAAGCAGCAAATGACATATTATTAGGTAAACTTAATAACATCGTTAAGGCAGCAGGATTCCCTGATTTAAAATCAGCAGTTGCAGGAGCTACAGCAGGAGTAGACTCTAAAAACAGACCTACTAAAGTATACCCTAAACCTGTTAACAAAGAGTTATACATCACTACTTTTACAGAGATAGACGGCGACAATAGAGATGCAAATAAAGTATTTGTTAAACAAACTATGGACCCTTATAAATGTCTTAGTAAATCAGGACAAGACGGTATGAAAAGAGACTGTCTAGAGTCTTATTCAACTGAGGCTAAAGGTAAATTCGAAGTAGCTTATAAGTTTAAAGACTCTATAGTACACCAACAAAAACTAGCTGAGCTTAAAGAAATAGCATCATCAGGAACTATTCCAGCACCTCAACCACAGACTCAAGCAGAACCTGTTACACCAACTGCACCTCCAGTTATCGCAACAGAAGATGATATCTAGCAATAACCACCTCCGGGTGGTATCATTTAAACCTCACAGAGGTTTAACTAATACACCTTAAAGGACCTACATGCCATATGACTGGACAGACGAACAACAAACTTTATTTGAAACAGTAGAAGCTAAGCTACCTGATGGCACTCCTAAACACACACTAATAAAAGTAGAAGCTGTGGCAGGAGCATCAAAAACTACTTCCTTGGTTGAAGTAGCTAAGCAATTTAAAACATTAAATCCAGCAGGGACATTCCGTTACATGGTATTCGGTAACGCAAATGCAGCTGAAGCTAGGCAGGAATTCAAAACAACTGCTATATGCTCTACTACACATGCACTAGCATACCACTATATCATACGAGCAAAACGTTACCCTATGTCATCAAACCTTCTGCCTTTTCTATCTTGGAGAGATATACCTAAGCAAATCAAAATACCTTTTGGTGCTACTAATTTAGTACTTGAAACTATCGAATCTTACTGCAATTCAGTAGCACCTACGTTCAATGAATTTCTAGCATTAGGAGAGTCAATCCCAGCCAAAATAGCACACCCGGCCAAGCAAATACTACTGGCTATGGCAACTGGTAAAATGCGTGCTCCTCACTACTTTTATCTTAAACTATTCCAGAAGGATTTAGCTACAGGTAAACTGGAAGTACCAGAAGCGGATATTTTAGCTATTGATGAAGCAGGAGATCTTACCCCGCTTACATTAGACATATTCCACCATCTTAAAGCTAAACAGAAAATTATAGTAGGGGATTCAGCACAGGAAATAATGTCCTTCATGGGGTGTGTTAACGCATTCGACCATTATAGAAATAAGGGAACTACAGTAACATTAAGTCAGTCTTTCCGTGTTACTACTAAACTCGCACAAGGAATACGGCATTTTGTAAATACCACTTTTGACCCTAGTATGGTATTCTTAGGGCACACTTACCCTCCGAATCCTACAATAACTACGGAAGCAATTATCACACGAACTAACTCTTCGCTAGTTGCCCAAATGATAGACCTAAACAAACTAAACAAACCCTTTAGGCTTATTAGTAAGGCAAAAACTAAACAGATATTTAAGTACCCGCTATTCCTAATGTATACTAAAGCAGGAGCTAAGCAATTCGACGATGAGCTTAAATCATTGCAGAAAGACGTAGACACTTGGTATAGACTAAAGGCCTTAAATAGGACAGCAGATAAGCTGTATCCTTACTTACTAAAAGAGAACTCTACTAACCCTGCACTAGAATCAGCAATAAACCTTATTATGACATACTCTTTTGAGGATATAGACACAGCGTACAAATCAGCTGACGCACATAAAAACGTTAATTGTAACCTAATTTTAATGACAGCTCATTCTAGTAAAGGTTTAACCGTAGACAAAGTAACTTTAGCTGATGATATGAACTCCTCTATAAAAAAAGTAATGATTAAAATAGGAATGAAACACCCTCTTAAAGCAGAAGAAATAACAGAACTTAAGCTATATTATGTAGCAACTACCAGATGTAGACATGTACTAGATAATGCAACTTACATCCCACAACAATCCTAGGAACCAATATGGAAGATATAACACCAAACCTAAGTATAGATGAACACATAGATTTACTACCACAAGACGAGGTAAACGATTTATTCTTGTCTCTGGCTGATACCGTATCTACTCAAGTAGTGGAAGACTTAATCGACACAAACTTAACAGAGGATTTAGTTAAATCCTACTTGCACTATATGGACGAAGATACCTTATTCAGTATGGTTGAGCCTATAATAGACTTAACTCCAACAGTATATTCAGTAAGACAACTAGCCCTTACTGATCCAGACAAAGCATCAACACTACTAGAGGAACTTCTTTATTGGAAATCACAAGGAAGGGTGTAAACCCTCCCCGCAGCCTTTGAGCGTAAGTCGGATACAGGAGTCAATATGACAAATAAACAATTAATTAAAACAATAGCAAATGAAACAGGTGCCTCTAAGGCTGACATAACAACTTTCCTAAAAGCACAAGTAAAAATCATTACTGCGGCAGTTAAAGTTAATGACACAGTATCGATTACGGATTTAGGTAAATTCTCATTAGTAAATAGAGTTGGTATTGTCAATGACAAAAAGTATAACACTAATAATGTTAAATTCAAACCATCTAGTGTAGCAAAGAAAGCAGTTAACTAAAGTGTGGAATTCTATAAAACAGAAACTGTTAAGGAACACACAACCAGTAAATAGACCTCTACACGCAAATTGTAGTGTAGGGAATGGGCAAGGAGCTAAAGAACTTATGCCTGATTACGTAACATGGGGAGATTCTGACACATTTAAACTAATTAGTAAATTCTCATCAGAGTCCGCTGGCATAATGAAATCAACTAAAGCAATGCAAGTAGGGTCTTCTGTAGTAGTACAAGTAACTACTCAGCAGCGTAACCCAGATGGCAGTTATGCAGTAGCAGAAGCACTGACTACTCTACCTAACGCTACTATCATGGAGAAGTTTGCTGTAGTAGCGGGGCTTAATACTGATACTGTAATCAGCAGAACTATCGAACCTGTATCGAATGCATAGCCAGCCATCTATCTAGTCATATCTTTAATAGGTACGATTTTTTTCGCTGCATGGGATTTGGAAGTACAAAGTAGCGCAGGACGCAGAATTCCTAGCTACTTACCGTACACTAGATAATGCTAACCGCCCGGTCTATCATTGTAACTCGCCTGGCGGAGCCGCAGAGGAACGCCTAGCTGATGCGATAATCGCAGAAGATTGGCTAATAGTAGGATAAAAAATAAGGAGAAACATATGGTACAATTAGTATCTAATAAGTCACATAATGTGACAAAACGTAACGGGTCTATAGTGCCATATAGCCATGATAAGCTATATAAGGTAGTTCTATGGGCCTGTGAAGGAAGCCATGTATTCGCAGATCAGCTAATACAAGCGGTTAACATTAAGATCCATAATAAAATACATATTACAAAACTATATGATGAGGTTATAAACACAGCATCTAACATGATTTCTGATATGTACCCACAGTGGGAGAAAGTAGCTAAGAGATTATATATACTTAAACTCCACAAAGATATCGGTGTCAAAAGGGCTAAATACCCAGATTACTCTGAAGTAATTGAAGCCAATACAGCAGTTGGTTTATATGACCCAGTAATAATTGAACAACTAGACG